ATTAAAAAGTATGGTTGTACTTTAGGAAATGGATCTATGGATAAAAATAGTAGACCAGAGAGGATTAGAAAATTATGAGACCAAATGAATTAACTGAAAAAGAAATAAAAAAATTACAAAAAAAATTTCCAAAAATTAAGAAAAGGATACCAAAAAAAAGATTAACTAAAGAAGAAATACAATATAGACAAGCACAAAGAAAAGCAAAGTGTGAAAATGTGTGCGTATTTCTAATAATAATATTCTTTTTAGGAATGGCTATAGCAAGCATATTAGTTCTTTACTTGATGTGGACTTATAAGTGGTAAGGAGGAAGAATGATGCTAAAAATTAAAGATAATTTATTTATAAAAAGCAAGGTAAAATGTATCACATATGGGTATAGCGAATTATTTAATCGCCAATATTTAAATGTAAAGTTTATTAATGATAGCGTAGAAGTTATCTGGGATGCAACAATAGATGATGTTATAGATTTAGACAGAAAGGGTGATAAATAATGCTTAAGTTTTATTTAAGTACAGTGTCAATATATTTCATTGTTTATATGGCAAGTGGAATATTGATGAGAAAACAATTTATAAAAGCTAGAGATAAATTTAGAAAAGAGATGAATGATAACTCAAAAATATACGGAAATATAAAAACTATGATAGATTATTTATTATTATCTTTTATACCTTTAATAAGATTGTTCTTTCTGATAGGAAAATATTATTTTATAACTAATACAGATGATTTTATTAAAAAGGCAAAAGAAAGGGGCAATATTGATAATGACTGCTAAGGAGATGTTTGAAGATTTAGGATATAAAGAAAAATATAGTGTTCTCGATAAAATTTGTTATTTTAATTCAAAAGACAATGTGAGAGTAAGATTTTATGAAACTGATTATGGCAATAGCATTATGATTGAAGATGATTGCCATATGGCAACTTTTGTTAGTGCAAAAGAACTACAGGCCATAAATAAACAAGTAGAAGAATTAGGCTGGAATAAGAAGGAGGATTAAATGCTTATATTATATATGCCATTAATATTTTGGGGAGTTATTGGTATAGGAGCAATTATTGGATTAATTATGATGATAAAGGGGTGGAAGGATGAATAAAGAATTAGTTTTTAAAAAAGAAATGAGAGCCTTTGATATTAATGTTGATGATATTAAACCTGATGAACATATTTTTGGAGCAATAGAAGAAGCAATAATAAAAATGAGAAATGAATGCTTAATTGATAGATTAGAAGTTGTATTAAACAATAATTTAATAGATATAAAAGATAAAATTACAGTTAATAGAACAATACTTGGTTGTAGGATTTCATATGCTGATTTATCTAAAGATGTATCGTTTATTGTAAGACAGGATAATGAGCCAACTTACGAACAATTACAACAACAAAATAAAAAACAAAAAGGAGCAATTGATAAAGCAATAGAATTATTAGGCAATTATAAACATTATTCAACACCTGATGAAAAACAAAATAGTGAAAATGAAGATTTAGTTAATAATGCTTTTGATATTCTAAAAGAGGTGGAATAAATGAAAGAGGAAATAAAACATTTTAAATCATTGCTAAGACAAGGTTCTTTAAGACATATGAATATATTACTTGATGATAATTTTCAAAAAGAATTACTAACTATAATAAAAAATTATGAAAAATTACAACATGAAAATAAACAATTAAAAGAACAATTATTAGTAACTCAAACAAATGAAGAAACATTTAGACTAGAAATGAAAGATATAACACAAACACTAGGGCTAGATGAAGATACATTATTTGATGATGTTAAAGTATATGTAAGAAGTTTAAAAGATAATTGGAATGAATTAAAAGAATATATAAAAGAAACTAAATTAAAGGAATTTGAAAAATCATATGGTAAAAGATATGGAAAAACATTTACACAAGCAGAAATAATTGTGTGCAATATGATTTTAAATAAAATGCAAGAATTAGAAGGAAGTGATAGTAATGAATAGAGAAATAAAATTTAGAGTATATGATGAAGATTTAAAAAAAATGAGATATTTGAATAGCTCACATGATTTTATATATTTTGATGAAAAAGGAAATGGCTATTATCATAATATGCAAACTGGTCTAGGAGAATGGTTTAGTGATTTAATGCAATACACAGGACTAAAAGATAAAAATGGTGTAGAAATTTATGAGGGCGATATTTGTAAAGGCAATGAAATTAGCGATAAAGATGATTTATTTGTTTTAAAATATGGAAAATATAAAACGAGTGATTGGAAAGAAAAATATATTAGTAATACATATCAATACGGCTGGTATGCAGAATTTATCAAAAATAAAGACCAAGTACATCTAGTAACTCCAAATGGAATTGAAGTAATAGGAAATATTTATGAAAATGAGGTTAATTAAATGAAAATAATAAATAATACTAGTTTAAATTATTTAACAATTGGCTCAATAATAGATGACATATTATCAAACACAAAAGGAACTACTCATTATATAGGGCAAATAGAATGGACTATATTAGAAATTAATAGTCATAAAATAACAATAACAATAAGGTATTTAAAAAGTTATTTAGAATGGAGATTTGATGAAAAATGATAAAAATAACATTTGAAAAAGATTATAGTAAAGACTTTAATATCAAATTTTATGGATTAATAAAAGTTAATATTGTTTATGAGAATGGAAAAGTAGTATCAATCAAAGAGAAAAAGAAAGCAAAAGAATTACTTGAAGAAATATCAAAGTTTAAAGAATTTTATGACATAAAAACTGATGATGTCATAACTATAATTGATATGTATTTTGCTAATTATTTTAATATAGAATACATAGGTAAACCATTGTTTTAGGAGGAATAAGGAAAATGAAAATAACAATTTATGATTATGATTATAAAAGAAAAATAGATTTTAAAAACGATGCTAAAGGTATAAGAGATTTCATATTATTATTAAATAAAATGTTTAAAGAAAATGGCATTAGAATTTATATAGGTTTTAGTTATAAAAATAGTGATGAATAGGAGGAATTATGAAAGATATAAATATTAATTACGATGGTTTCAATTTTGAAGAAAAGGTATTATTGAAGATATATTATTATTTAAGTTTACCAGCAAGTGAAACAACGAAAAGTGCATTACTTAACTTGAAATGGGTACTAGAGATATACCAAGAAGAAAAAGTGAAAGGAAGAAGAAGATAATGGGGAAAGAAAGATTAAATAGTGAGCAAATAAAAGAAATTTGCAAGATACAACATAAATTATTAATTGCAAAAATATTGATAAGTAAAATGCCAATGGCATATACAAATAATAATGTATATCAATTAGAAAAAGATATGAAAATAAGAGATATTGTTGATAATTGTGAAAATGAAATGAAAGAATTATTACTTAAATATGGAAGTGAAATTATTGTAAATACATTTAGTGATAAAGAATATCTACAAAGACCTGAAAATAGATTCACATTCGAGAATCAAAAACAGGCAACGAAGGAAGTCACTGGCGAGGAATTAACATTAGAAGAGTTTATGGAAAAGGTAGACAAATAGTGGAGCCACATAGAAGAAGAGAACTATTAAAGATAAGACAATCTTTTTTAGAAAGATATAAACTTGCCAAACAATTTAAAGATAGTTTTTATACTGAATATTTTGCTAAACAGATAAGAGAAATAGATGAGGAATTGATAAATGAGGATGGTGATAATTAATGATAAAAAAAGAAATATATCCAAAAACAAAAAGAGTTAGTTGCAAAGGAGATAAAGTATATCTTACCGAAAAGATAGATGGTAGTAATTTAGTATTTTTTAAGAAAGATGACAAATTATACTTTGCACAAAGGAATAATATTATTTGCATTGATGAAATTGAAGAACAAAAAGGAATGTTATATAAAGGATTGTATCAATGGCTATTAGACAATAAAGATATATTAGAAACTGAGTTACATAATAATAGTGCTATTTGTGGAGAATGGATAGGAATGGGCTGTTTAAAGTATCCAGTAGATGAGTTTGATAAAAGATGGTATATGTTTGCAAAAGCAAATATAGATCAAGATTATAATTTATATAATTTAATTTATGATCATGATTTATTTATATATCCATTTGTAAGTCAAGAAATACCTAATTTTGTTGGAATAGTACCAGAAGTTACTGAATTAGTTAATTTGCCAAATAAAGAACAACTAGACAGTATTTATGAGAAGTATACAAACAAAGTTAACAGAAATGTTGAAGGATTTGTAATTAATTATAAAAATATAATAAGTAAATATGTGAGAATGAAAAATGGTCAATTAAGAGAACATTTTGATAGAGGAGAATAATAATGAAAAAAATAATAGGAATATTTTCAATAATAGTTTGTTTAATATTTATAACTGGTTGTAGTGATGCATCAGTTGTTAATGAGAACTTAACAAAAGATGCTGATAACTTTAAAGTCTATAGACATATTGTGTTTATAAATAACATTACTGGAGAGTATCTTTTAGAAATAACAGGTTATTGTAATATAACCGCTGATGTAGAAGATAAACAATTAGAAACTATCTGTAAAGATAATAATGGTGGATATATTAAAAACTTTTTAGGAGTTAATGAAACGACTACATATTTTGTTGAACAAATAGATTCTAAATATGTTAGTGATAAACATTATAACTTAATTATTAAGCCAAGTACTTTAATACCAACAATTGAAGTTAGATAAATATAGGGGGTATTGGTTATAGAAAGGGGAAGTAAATGAATGTAGTAGAAGAAATAAAAGAAATAGTAGCAAAATTAGATAAAATAGATGATTATAATAATTCATTATGTGATAAATTGAGTGTAGTTGATAGTAAGACACAAGATCTACTTCATTATATAGAAAACAATAAAATAAATGTTCTTTGGTGTTATAGAATGCTAAAAGAAATTAAGTCTTTGAGACAAGAAAGAAGAAAAATAAAAAATGATATGGAATTGCTTTCAAAATACAATGAGCATAAAAATAAAATAATTTCTAAGGACAATAGACAATTTTTATTAGCAGAAGTATATAAAAAAGAAAAAACACTAGGAAAAAAATATGTTAACAAACAATACACTGAAGATGAAATGCAAAAAATAATAAAAGGGGTGTAGTAATGTATATAGAATATAACGAATTGCTGAAGCAATTTAAGAAAGCAGAGAGAAACTATAACGAAGCATTAGAAAAGAAAAGTGAATTAATATTATCTGTAATGCCAGGAGCGGTTAAGCCTAAAGAAGTTATGGTAACCATAAATACTTCACCAGACACTAATTTAATTAACTACACAAGCGAAATAGATGAAGTAGATAAATTGATCAACCAAAGTAGAAACACGCGAGATATGCTAAATTATGAGCTTAAGAAGAAGTTAATCAAAATGAAAGAAGAAGGGGATGTATATGACAAAATATACATCTATAGATGGATAGAACATAGATCTGTGTATAAATTTCATAAATTAGTTGGTTATAGTAAAACACAAGTATATGATTATATTTCAGAAATGAAGAAAAAATTATATAAAAATGAAAGTTCGGACAAAATCGGACAAATCTAGGTATACAATGATATTGTGATAATATATAGTTCACATATTATACCTCACACTACCTATTAGTAGGTAGTATAGAATAGATATATAAATATGAAGCATAGATAACGTTGGCATTACTTGGTAAGTAAAAGAACCATTTTATAATGACTATGCTGTGAGAATACTTTTACAGGATTAATTATTAATTGCAAGTGATATTTAATTCAAATTCGTTTATATCTATTCTATAGTACTTACTAATACGAGATTACATACCTCCTTTACTCTATTAAATGATATTTATCTTTTTCATTTAGTATGTAATCAGATTGACACATTAGTGTCTTTTTTTATTAAAAAAAGAAATGCAGGTGATAAGAATGAATTTAACAAATAATCAAAAGAAGTTTTGCCAAGAGTATTTAAAATTAGGTATGAATGCTACTCAAGCATATATGAAAGTATACAAGACCTGCAAAAAAGAGGAAACTGCTAGAACTAATGCCAGTAGAATGCTAACAAATGCTAACATAAAAAAGTATATTGAAGAACTACGATTAAAAGTAGAAGAAAAAGCAATTGTAAATATAGACATGGTAGTAAAAGAGTTGGCCGCTATAGCATTTACTGATAGAACAAAAATAGCGAAATTGGTAAAAAAGACAGTTGAATCAAAAGATGGAAAAAAGATAGAATACGAAGATATTGAATTTGCTTATACAGATGATTTAGAAGAAATCGATAAAAAGGTGATAGCAGGGTATAAAAGAACAAAAAATGGAATAGGTGTTGAAACTTATGATAAAGTTAAGGCACTAGAATTATTAGGTAAATATTTAGGAATGTTTACAGAAACAGTTAAAATTGAAAATCCCGAAGCTACAAAGATATTATCATCTATATCTAGACAACTAGGTGGTAAGAGTGAATGAAGAATTTCCGTTAAGTGAAAAATATATAGATTTTCTTAAATATGATTGCAGTACTGAATTTCTCGAGGGGACAACTTTTGCTGGAAAGACTACTGTAGGAATACCAAAGTTCATGTTCAAAATATCAAATTATAAAGGAACTAAACCGAGTATTATATCAGGACTAGACTTAGGAACCATCGAAAAAAATATAATTAATTCAGATAAAGGTTTAATTGAAATATTCGGAGATTATAAAGAAGGTGGATGTGTAGAGTACAATCCAAATGGAAAAGGGAAGATAAGCCTTCCACATATAATTTTCCATACAGAAAATGGTAACAAGATAATTTATGTACTAGGATATGATAATAAAGCAAGATGGAAAAAAGCATTAGGTGGACAAGTATTTGGATTATTTATAGATGAGTTTAATATTGCTGATATGGAGTTTGTTCGAGAAGCATTCATGAGAGCAGATTACAGACTATGTACTATGAATCCTGATGATCCGAATAAAGAATGTTATACAGAGTTCGTTAATAAATCTAGACCAATAGAAAAATACAAAAATGATGGACCACTAAAATTATTAGAAATGTTAAATGAGACACAAGTTTCTGATTGGACTTGGTGGTATTTTACATTTAATCATAATTTAAGTTTAAGTGAAGATAAGAAAAGACAAATAATAGAGTCGGTTCCAGTAGGAACAAAGTTATATAAAAATAAAATACAAGGTTTAAGAGGAAAAGCAACCGGACTTGTATTTAATGTAATTGCTGAGAAGCACATCATAAATGAAAAACAAGCAATGTTTGAGGATTGGAAAGAAAAGGAACCTAAAAAGAAAAGAAAGTTTATTAGATTTTCAATAGGTTGTGACACCTCATATTCAAAAAAATCTCACGACAAACTTACATTTGAATTTACTGGGATTACTGATGACAGAAAATGTATATTACTTGAAGAAGAAACTTACAACAACAAAGATAGAGAAATACCATTTGCTCCATCAGATGTTATACCTAAATTGATTAATTTTGCTGAGAAATGCAAAAACAAATGGGGATTTGCAAGATACATTTTTATAGATAGTGCTGATGCTGGAACAATAGCAGAAGCAAAAAAGTATAAAAGAAAAAATGCTTGTATTTATATGTTTGAAGGGGCATGGAAAAAAACAAAGAACTTAACAAGAGTGCAATTGCAACAATCTTGGTTAAATACTGAAGATTTTTTAATTGTAGAAACTTGCAAAGATTATATAGATGAAATGAATGTGTATAGTTTTACAGAAGATGGACAACTAGAAGATGGTAATGACCATAGTATACAAGGATGTCAGTATGCTTGGTTACCATTCAAAAACTTAATAGGAAATTGGGAAATGATAAAGCAAATGATAAAAGATATAAACGAGGAGTGAAAATATGGGATGGGTGAAAAATATGATAAGAAATTGGTTAGAGATTAAAAATCCTGGTTCAGTTAATTTTGATATAGAGCAATTGAATAACTTTGAAAGCCAGGCATTTATAAATATGATTTGGTATAGAGGTGAACCTAGTGAATTGGAACAACTTTATGAACAAGCCGATGATAGACTTGGAAATAAACACTTTTGGGGAAGTAAACCTACAGTTGGTATGAATATTAGAAAAATTCATACGGGCTTACCATCAATGATAATAGACACTTTGGCAGATGTTGCTACTGATGACTTGGATAAAATTGATGTTGAAAAAAGACAAGAAGAATGGAATGAAATATCTAAAGAAAATGATGTGAAAAGTTTGATAAGAGATGCAGTGGTGGGCACTTTAGTATCTGGTGATGGTGCATTTAAGTGGTCAATAGATACTAGTATAAGTAAATATCCTATAATTGAGTTCTATGATGGCTCTAGAGTTGATTTTGAATATGAAAGAGGTAGATTAATAGCAGTTATATTTAAAACTAAAAAAGTTATAAATAAGCAATATTATACTTTGCTAGAAAAATATGATAAAAATGGAATTACTTATAAATTACATAACAAAGAAGGTACAGAACTTGATTTGAAAGATTTCCCAGAATTAGCAAAAAAATATGAAAAGGTTACTAATCAAAATGATTTTTTAATGGCATTACCAATTATGTTTAAAAAGTCAAAGAAATATAAAGGAAGAGGAAAATCTTTATTAGATGGCAAACTTGATAATTTTGATGCTTTTGATGAGGTATGGTCACAATGGATGTTAGCATTGAGAAAAGGACAAATAAAAACATATATACCTGAATCATTATTACCTAGAGATCCGGAAACTGGATTGTTATTAAGGGGTAGTGATTTAGATAACGATTTTATTTCTGTAGAAGAAAGCATTGGAGAAGATGTTAAGAACAGAATAGAGACTACACAAGGTCAAATTCAGCACGAAGCACTATTGAGCACTTACATTACTGCATTAGATCAATGTTTAACTGGTTTGATTAGTCCAAGTACATTGGGCATTGACACAAAGAAAATAGATAATGCAGAAGCAACAAGAGAAAAAGAAAAAACAACTCTTTACAAAAGAAACCAAATAATTGAAACACTTACTAAAACAATAAATGATATTGTTAACATTACCTTTAAAGTGTATGACACTATGGAAAAGAATGAAATTACTGATATAGATGGTGTTGCAAGTTTTGGTGGTTATGCTAATCCATCGTTTGAAGCACAAGTTGAAACAATAGGAAAAGCTAAAACAAATGGTGTTATGAGTATAGAGACAAGTATTGAAGAGTTATATGGTGATACCAAAGATGAAAAATGGAAAAAGGAAGAAGTAAAAAGAATTAAAAATGAATCTGGAATAGTTGATATGGAAGAACCATCAATCAATGAAGATTTAGATTTAATTGAAAATGAAGAGATGTTGAAAGGTGGTGTTGAAGATGGTGGAAAGTAAGGAAAAACCAATAAAGGGATTAAAAATCAAATATGATGGAAAAACATATGAAAATATCACTTATTTTAGTATCAGTACTTGGGGTGGAAAAGAAAGAATTAATTTTACTGATAAAAAAAGCGATAATGTTGTAACAAACATTAATTGTAATTTTAGTGATATAAGAATAATTCAAAGTAGTGATAATTAATGAATGATTATAATATAAAAAAAATATATGAAGATATGGAAATAGAATTGATATCTTCGATGAAAAGAAACTATAAAAGACATCTTAAAGAAGAAAAAGATACCGGCTTTGAATATTCTCAATGGCAATCAGAAAAGTTGAAAGAATTAAAAAGATATCAAAGAGAAAATAAAGATATTATTGGTGGTTATACTAAGGGATTATCTGATGAAGTATCACAGCATTTAAAAAGAGAACTTAAGCAAGGCTCTATTAATGCAATTAATCAGTATAATAAAGTAATGGGCAAAAATTTAAAACCTAATAAAATAATGAATCATAGTTTTTTTAGAACAAATGATAGAAAGGTCAATGCTTTGATAAAAGTTGTAAATAATGACTTAAAAACCGCTAACACAGCAGTTTTAAGAATGGCAAATGATCAGTATAGGCAAGTTATTCATAAGAGTGCTTTTTTTGTTGCTAATGGAGTTTTTACTGAAAAACAGTCTGCTAGAATGGCAACTAAAGAATTAACTGAACTACAAAAAACTAAACTTGCTATAGATGAAGCAAATAAAGACTTTTTAAGTAGAGGATTTAACTGTGTCGAATATAAGAATGGCAGAAGAGTCAATATTGCCAGTTATTCTCAAATGGCTGTTAGAACTGCAAGCTTAAGGGCTCAATTAATGGGTGAAGGAGACTTTAGAAAATCTATAGGAAGAGTATTAGTCCAATCAACATCTCATGGTGGTGCTTGTCCAATATGTCAAAAATGGGAAAATAAAATATTTATTGATGATGTGTATTCTGGTGGCACAAAAAAAGATGGTAAGTACATGCTATTAAGTGAAGCAATGAAACAAGGGTTTTTACATCCAAATTGTCGCCATGGCTTAACGACTTATTATCCGGAGGCTGATGATATAGAAAAATATTCTGATGAAGAATATGAAAATGATATTAATTGGATAAATAATAGAATTGATGAAATTAATAATAATGAATTAAATTATATTGATAGAAATATCAAAAGATTTGATAGATTAGAAAATGGTTCAATATCTCCTATTAATATTCAAATGTTTGCTAATAGAAAAGAACAATGGATAAACGAGAAAGAAAAACTTATTAATAATTCTTATGTTGATATAACAAATCAATGGTCTGATATTTCTGATGTAAATAATAAAGAAACAAAGGTATTAGAAAAAGATGAAATATTTAATTACAACGGAGAGAAATATATTATTGATGATCATTTTGTAAAATATAGAACAAAACAAAATGAAAGAGAGTTTGCTGATTGGTTGGTAAAAAAAACAGGATTAAATATACAATTAAATCCTGAAGTGGAATTTCCAGAAAATATTAGCGTTGCAGACTGTACTATATATAAGAAAAAACAATTTTTAGGAAACTATGATATGAAAATTGTTACTGGCAAAAGTAGCCAACTATTATTCCACAATGTTGATGGAAAAGAAAAACAAGCAAAAAAGTTTTTGTTTGAAGCTACTGACTCTCCTTTGACTATTAATGAATTAGTAAAACAAATTGATAAATTATTTAAGTGGAAAGCACCATGGGTTGAGGAAATTGGAATAAAGAAAGATAAACAATTTTTAATATTCAAAAATATAAATACAAAAAAATAAAAGTTGTAACACTAGGTGAAAAGGTCACCACGACTACAACTTTTAATATATACATTATAGCACAAAAACTATAATGTGTCAAATCGGAGCATAGCACAACTTGGTAGTGCACTAGTTTTGGGAACTAGAGGTTACAAGTTCAAATCTCGTTACTCCGACCATTAATATTATATGTAGAAAGGAAATAAATATGATAGCAATATTAATAATTATAGCAATTTTATTATTTTTTATAATGTGTGTATTATCTGCAATAAAAAATGAATTAGAAAAAACAAGATTGGAAAATAGAGAAATTGTTAATTTATTAAACAAAAGAAAATAGTGTTACCTTTATAGGTAGCATAGAGTAGATATAAAAAACGCTACATCTGAGTAGGCTGAAAAAGTTAGGCGTGCCGAACGGGAAGGGTAAAGACTTAATATCTACTCTATGGTGCTTATAAAAATAAGTCGGTAGAAATACTGGCTTTTATTATGCACTAAAATATAGTTTGACCGTATCTAATAAACGGAGTGTGGATGACCTTATCCAACATAGAAAAAGGAGAAATATGAAAAAAGAATTAATGCCGCTAAACATTCAATTATTTGCTGATAGTGGGGAAGAAAATAATGCAAATAACACTGCTGACAATGAATCAGTAGAAAATCAAAAAAATGCTAAAGATGATGGAGTAAAAGAAACTGATAAAAAAGTAGAAGAAAAAAAGTATACTGACAAAGAATTAAATGATATCAGTTTAAAAAACGAACAAAAGGCTTTAGCAAAGCAATTGAGGGATTTAGGTATTGATGATGTTGAAAAGGCTAAATCAATTTTAGCAAAGGCAAGAGAAGAAGAGGAAAAATCTAAAAGTGTTGATGAAAAAACACAAGAGGCTATTAAAAAAGCAGAAAAAGCCACTCTTGAAGCAATTAATACCAAAATCGAAAACGCTTTACTTAGAAAGAATGTTAAAGATGAAAAAATCACTAGAGCAGTAAGATTAGTAGACAAGAAAAACATTCTTGATAAGGATGGTCAATTAGATGAAAGTAAATTAAATACTGAAATCGAAGACTTATTAAAAGATTTTCCAGAACTAATTAGTAAAACGGAAGATAAACAAAAAGGTTTTAAAATTGGTGACGATGGAAAAGAAGAAACAAAAGATGAACTTGCAGATATGCGAAAAATTATGGGATTGAAATAAATCTCATTTTTTATTGCCAAAGAAAGGGAGATGATTAAAAATGGCAAATAGTATAGCAAAATTCAAAAAATATGTACCTTTATTAGATGAGGTATACAAAAATTCTGCATTAACTTCTATATTGGATAGTGATGATTCACTAGCAAAAGCAGGAGCAAATGCAAATGAAATTATAATTCCTAAAATCGATATGGATGCTTTAGGTGATTATGATAGAAATAGTGGCTACACCAATGGTGATGTGACTATGACTAATGAAACAGTAAAATTTAATTATGAAAGAGGTAGAATGTTTACTGTTGATGCAATGGATGATGAGGAAACTGCCGGACTTGCTTATGGTAGGTTAGCAAGTGAGTTTATTCGTACAAAAGTTGCACCAGAAGGCGATGCTTTCAGATTTGCTACATATGCAGGAGTTAGTGGTATTTCAAAGGTTGCAACACCAGCTACTTTATCAACAGGAGCTGATGTTATAAGTGCTTTAAGAGCAGCAACAAACAAAATGGATGAGGATGAAGTGCCTTACGAGAATAGAATATTATTTATTACTCCAACATTAAAAGGTTTAGTTGATGATCTTGATACTACAAAATCAAAAGAAGTATTAGCAAGATTCTCACAAATTGTACTTGTACCTCAAACAAGATTTTATACTGCTATTGATATGTTAGATGGTAAAACTAGTGGTGAAACTAAAGGCGGTTACAAAAGACATGCTAAAGGTTCAGATACTGGGGATACAAACGGAGCAGATATTAACTTTATGGTAATTCATAAAGGTGCAGTAATGCAATATAATAAACATATCGCACCTAAAGTTATTACACCAGAGGCAAATCAAACTTCAGATGGATGGAAATTCGGTTATAGAAAATATGGACTAGCAGATGTTTATGAAAACAAAGTAGCAGGAATCTACTTACATCATAAAGCAGCACCAACTGCATAATAGGAGGGATAAAATGAGAACTGTTGGATTAATTATAAAAAGTCAACCTAAAAAGGATGATAAATCAAAAGAAAAAGATATAAAAAGTCAACCTAAAAAGGATGATAACGATGGCGAAGTTCAAAAATAAAAAAACTAATCAAATAGTAGAAGAAAATTTGAACTTCTATATTGAAAACTTAAGAAAAAATAAAAGCTTTGAGGAGATAAAAGAAGGCATTAAGCCTTCTTCTCTAAAAAAAGTTGAAAAAAAAGAAGTGGAAAAGAAACCACTTCAATAGGAGGTGGCTTAAATGACACTTTATGTTGATAAAAAATATTATTTAAATACATTTAAAGGTAGTTTGTTATCTGATGATGAAATAGACAAATATTTGGAATTAGCACAAGAAAAAATTGATAGTATAACATTTAATAGAATTGTTAAAATAGGCTTTAATAATTTAACCAATTTTCAGAAAGAAAAGATAAGTAAAGCAATTTGTTGTCAAGCAGAATATGTCAAAAGGAATGGATATAACAATGAAGAAAATAGAGATATTTCTTCTTATTCTGTCCTTGATATATCTGTAAGTGTTGATAGTTCTAAAAAAAGTATTGCACAAAAATTAAGTATGTCGGAAATAGCATATGATTATGTGCATAAAACTGGTTTGGATAGTAGGTTAAGGTAATGGCAAACAATATTAAGGTGTTACCATTTCCTGATTTTCTTTTAAATACAGATTATTCACTAGTTTTAAATGATATAGGAATATCTGAAGAAGGAGAACCTATAGAAAATTTTAAAACTAGTGGTAAATGTATTTTTAGTGAAAAATCCAAAAGAATTATTGATTCTAATGGCAAACAAATAACATTGCTAGGAAAAGTTATTATTAAGGGAGATATAGCACCATCATTAAGTAATATTAGTGATGGCGTTATTACTATAAATGGATGTAATTATGAGATACATGCAGGTTATAGACCTAGAAATCCTAATGGAACTATACATCATACGGAGTTCGAAATAAAATGAAAGTTAAAGTTACAAGTAAAATAGATCCTAAAGGTAATGCTTATGTTAAGAAATTAATGCAAGAAGCTTTAGTTGAAACTGCTGATGCGTTAAAAAGTGATTTAGAACAAAGTCAAATAATGCCATTTGATACTGGAGCATTGCAAAATAGAAGTACATTTATTGATGATTCTAAAAAAAACAGTGGCGTTGTGTCTATTGTATCTGATACTGTATATGCTAGGAGACTTTATTTTCATCCTGAATATAATTATCAAAAGACACATAATAAAAATGCTGGTGGTGCATGGTTTGAATCATATATCAACGGTAATAAAAAGAAATTTGCTACTAAAACTTTTACAAAAATATTGAAAGGAAAGTTAAAATGACTTTAAAAGAATATAAAGATTACTTTAAAAGTGAATTTAAGTGGATTGACTCTATTAGTATAGGTAAAATTGATAATAATAAAGAAAAAGCAATATGTTTTTATAATTCCAAAAGAAATAATAGTTATATTGGAGTATTTGGAGGTGCAAAAAATAAATCTACAAATATTAAACCAATTACTATTCTATTAAGATATACTAAAAATCAAAATGATGCTGAAATAATGGCACAAAAAATATATGACTTCTTTAATGAAAGGTCGTTTTTTATTAATGAAAAACGAGTATTTGTACAAATGTTGTATGGTGAACCTATTAACTTAGGAACTGATGATAATAATGTGTATGAATACTCTATAGAATTAAATTTTTATGAAGAAAGGTAAGTGATAAATATGGCAAATATTACAATCGGACAATATTCAGTAAGTAATTGTAAGGTCAAAGTCAAAACATCTGGTGCTTCTGGACAAGCAGTTTATAGTGAAGTAGCAGATTTAGAAGAATTTAGTTTAAGTATTGAAAGCAATACTGAAACTTGGTATTCAATAAATGATGGTGGTTGGCAAAATGCTTTACTAACCGCAAAAGCATTGAGTGGTTCTTTTAGTGGAAAAAGAACACTAGGTGACACAGGAAATGACTATGTAGAAGGACTAAGATATAAACTAGCTAAAGATGCTGAGGCTGATTGGGAAATTGATTTTCCAGATGGTTCTAAGTTGGAGTTTACTGCTGTTACTGCTTTAACTGACATATTAGGGGCTGCAACTGATGTAGTACCATTAAGTGGTGATATTACTTGTAAAGGAAAGCCAACTTTTACAGCAGCTACAACAGGGTAAGGATATTTAAATCTTTACCCTTTTTTATTTTATAAAAAGAAAGGATGAATATAAATGAGAATAATTGATACTGGAATAACAAAAGAAATATTAAGTGGAGATAACCATCCACAATTAAAAATTGGAGACAAACTTTATACTGTTGATGATAGACAGAAAACTTGGGAAAAAATACAAGAAACTCAAGAAGATAAGGAATTGAATGAAAAAGAAAGAACTTCAAAAATTTATGAATTAGCATTAGGAAAAGAGGCAAGTAAAGAAATAGAAGATTTAGATTTACCTGTTTCAAGTGCGATGCATTTATCTTATTGTATTATAGGTGCAATCATTGGAGAAGATCCTAATTTACTAGAAAAACAATCAAAAGAACAAATGAGAAAAAACTAATAGTCCCAGAAACTTATTATGATTTAAGGTTTGATTGGGACTTGATTGTCTCTAGTTTTGCTCAACAATACGGAATTAGACTTTATTACGAATATGAAAATATTCCTTGTCAGGAGTTTAGACAACTATTATCTGGATTAAATGGTGAAACACCACTTGGATATGTTGTACAAATCAGAGCGGAAACTGATTCAAAGAAAATAAGACAAATGACAAAAAAAGAAAAAGAAATTCGTAGTGAATGGGCTGAATTTAGAAGAAAAAATAATAAAATCAAAAAAATAGAACTAAAAACTGAAGATATTTCAAAAATATTTTCAAAAATGTTTGGATAGGAGGTGCATTTTATGGCAAAAGCAACTACTGTAGGTGCGGTTGGAGTTGATTTAAAACTAAATGATTCTAACTATGATAAACAGTTAAATAATAAATTAAAAAGTAGTGAAAATGCTTTTTCTGGTACTTTCAAAAAAATAGGTGGTTTTATTGCTGGAGCATTTGCAGTCAAACAAGTTGTCAACTTTACTAAAGAATGTGTTTCAAGTGCTAGTAAAGCTCAAAGTGCTTTTACAGGATTAAATAGTATTGTACAAGGTACTGGCAATTCATTTTCAGAAGCACAAGATTTTATTAAAAAGTATACTGCCGATGGTTTAGTATCTATAGAAGAGACTGCTACTGCATATAAAAATCTATTATCTAGAGGATATGACACTTCTCAAATTGAGGATACTCTTACTCGACTAAAAGATAGTGCTGCCTTTGGTAGACAAGCATCATATGATTTAGGAGAGGCTGTAGTAACTGCTACGGAGGGTCTTAAAAATGAGAATAGTATTCTTGTTGATAATGCTGGTGTTACTAAAAATGTTGCAAAGATGTGGGAAGATTGGGCTAAAGCACATGGTACTACCACTTCTGCAATGACGCAAGCCCAAAAAATACAAGCTGAATACAATGGGATAATGAAAGAAACAAGGTTCCAAGTTGGTGATGCTAGTGCATATACAAAAACTTTTTCGGGACAAATACAACAATTAAAATTCAATTTTAATCAGATGACTGTTGCAATTGGAAAGGTAGTAACACCAATAGCACAATTATTTATTCCGATTATAAATAGTGCTATAAATGCTGTAACACGACTATTTGAGAAAATACAAGTAGTTATGGGTACATTTGGTTTAAAAATGCCTGATGTGGTATCAAAGACCAGTGATAGCATTGCTGGAATAGGTACAAGTGCTAAAGATTCTGCGAATGATGCAGTAACATCTGCAAAAAAGATTAACAAAGCATTTGCTGGAGTAGATGAAGTAAATGTTTTAAAAACTAAAGATAGTTCTTCTGGTTCTGGTGATGGTGGTGGAACTGATACTAGATCTAGTACTTCAATAGTAACTCCTACTATTGATGATAGTGGAACAATATCTATATTAGATAAAATAAAAGATAAAGTAAAAAGCGCTTGGAATAGTGAACCAATAAGTGCATTTGTAGGAGCGGTAACTAATTATGGCTCTTTTTTATGGGATTACTGGAAAACATTAGGCACAGATTTTGTATCAAATTCAAAGACTACTTGGGATAATATAAAAGGAAATGTTTCAATTACTTTAACTAATATGTCTGGTTTTTGGACTACTTTTTGGACTGATATATCAAATGGTATTCAAACATGGGGACAACCTATTATAGATGGTGTTAGTGGTCTTTTTAATTCTATATGGACCACTGCAATAGACCCTGCATTACAACTTATAACTCAAGGATGGGCTGATTTTAGTGGTATCTTAAAAATTTTATGGGATAAACATGGTGCACCACTTGTAAATAATATAGGTGAATTTGTTACAAATATAATAAGTTTGTTTCAAAAAGTATGGGATAATGTTTTGGAACCAATAATTACACCATTTTTAGAAACAATGTCTTGGTTATGGGAAGAACATTTAAGTAAAGTTGTAACAAAAGTTGGAGATTTTATAGGAAAATTAGTTAATGGTGCTTTGGAGATATACAATAAATTTATTTATCCTATAATGAGTTGGATTTATGATAAATTAGCACCAGTTTTTAGTTATTTAGGTAACTTGATAAGTGGTGTTTTTGGTAGTGTTGTGGCGGTAATAAGTGATGTTGTGGGTTCGATATTTAGAACTCTTGGCGGAATTATTGACTTTATAACAGGTATATTTACTGGCAATTGGAAAAAGGCTTGGCAAGGTGTTAAAGATATATTTGGAGGTATTGTTGATAGTTTAGTTGCTGTGTTTAAATTTCCTATTAATTTAATTATTGATGGTATAAATGCTTTTATAGGAGGACTTAACAAAATTAAAATACCAAGTTGGGTACCGGGAGTTGGAGGAAAAGGCTTGAATATAGGTAAAATACCAAAATTAGCACAAGGTGGTTATTTTAAAAAAAATGATCCACAACTTGCTATTGTTGGTGATAACAAGCGTGAACCAGAAATAACAACACCAGAAAGCAAAATATATGAGCAAGCAATGAAAGCTATTAAAGATAGTAATTCTTTAAGTAATACCAAAGAAATGAGAATTATTTTAGAGGTAAGATATGAGGACGGAAGAAAAATTATAAAGAAAATCAATCAAGCACAAATAGAAGAAGGAGAAGTTCTATTGTTAGTATAGACTTCTCTTTTAACTTAATTAAGAGGTGAAAAGATGAAAAAAAATCAATTTAAAATAAATAACACTATTTATACTGCTGATGGCATTGGTTGGGAATATTCTATGCAAGAAGGAGATAATGCTGGTAGAAGTGATGATGGAACTATGTATCATGATGTCATAGGTATGATAAAAAAAGTATATTACGACTTTAAAGATTATAGAGATGAAATGAAAGCTGCAGAACTAATTAATCTACTTGAAGAGACAGATTGTAGTGTGACATTTTATGATTTGAAAGAAAAAGGCTTTGTTACTAAATCAATGTATGTTGCTGGTGATAAAATAACTGCTAATCTTATTAATGATGAATTTCACACTGATCCATTTCAAATTAGATTTATTACAAATGGAGTTGAATAATTATGTATGCTATAAGTAATAATTATAAAAATGAATTGGAACAAAAGACATCATTAAAAACAAAAAGTAAAATTGTCGTAGATAATGTAGAATATGTATCCGAAATAAAAACTACTCCTAAAATAACACACAAAAATAGTGCAATGATTGGTGGTTTTCCAATTAAAACTTGCAATTTTGAAATATATGATATTAATGGGAATTTAGACTTTAAAGATAAAGAAATAACTATTTATAAAGGAATTGAAATAAATGGTGTGATGGAATATGTTCCACAAGGTATATTTATTCCTAGAGCAGAGCAAATTACTACTAATGTATCTCAAAAAACAATAAGCTTTAAAGATATACAAGACAAGGGACAACTTTTTAGTGATAAGTATGAAAGTCTATTAGTTTGGTCAAATAATGAAACACATACTGGTTTAGAAATTGTTCAAGAAATATGTACAAAATTGGGAATAGAATTAGAAACGACCGATTTCAATTGGTATGACTATGATTTTAGACAACCTAATTTTGATGAAACCACAACATATAGAGAAGTTATAAGTAGATTGGCTGAAATAGGTGGAGCCGTTGCTTTTATTAATCGTAATGGTAAATTAGCAATTAAAAACCAATATAACACTAACCATACTGTTTCTAACAGCCGTTATATCAAATTGAGTAAGGAACAACAATTTGGTCTAATTAATGTTGTGACATTAGGAAAAAAAGATATGAATAATGATATATCTTATCCTACAATTAAACCTGAAAATGTTGTTGAATGGAAAATATTAGACAATCCATTTGTTGATTTATATAAAGAAGAAATGATAAATACAGTTGCTAATTATATTATTGGCATGTCTATTATACCATTTGAACTTACTGATTTTGTAGATGGCTTTTGTTATGACCTTAATGATATTATTAAAATTACCGATAAAAAAGGTAATTTTTTTAATGGTGTGATACTTAATTACGAAACTACTAGCAGAATTAGAAGTAAAATTGGTGCTGATGTACAAGAAAAAAGTACTACAGATTATAAACTTGCTGGAAGTTCAAAAGAAAATACAAACAAAGTTAAATTGGATGTAGATCATATAAAAAATGAAATTAATGCAGTAGTAAAAACGCAAAATGAACAATCAAGTCAATTATCCCAAGTAACCCAAACAGTTAATGATTATGATATATCAATAAAAAATGTACAGAAGAGTTTAGAAACTACTAATGGGACAATAGAAACTCTTGAAGGCAAAATAACAGATATGAACTTTAATTTTAGTACTAAAGGCTTATCGATAGGTACATCAACAGATCCTAATAATTCATTATTAGATAATTTCGGTATAAGAGTATATAACTATGCAAAATTAAATGCAATCTTCAATAATAAGGGCTCTGGTATAGATAAACTTATTGTTACTGGAACTGCCCAGATTGGCTATTTAAAGTTTGTTAAATCTACCAAAAACAATAAAAAAGTAACAAAAATCTTCCATTTAAAAGAATTAATTGAAGATTTGGAAGACTTGGAGGTGTAACAAATGGAAACATTAACAAAAAGTTGGCAATATCTAGGCCAAAAGTATATTGGTAGCAGTGGCGGTAATCTATATGTAAGATTATATGCTAGGTATTCAGAACAAGATATAGCAAATAATAGAACTTATGTTTATTATCAAGCAAGAAGTTACTACGATAGAACTTATATTCAAGATGATCAAGGTACAATTGGTGTAAGTGGTACAGGAGCAAGTTATCAAAGTGCAGGTTGTACAAGACCCACTACTGGAGAATCAGTAAGTGTAACTACTAGCGGTTGGGTATATCACAATAACGATGGAACTTGTAGTGTAACTGGTAATGCTTCAATTAGTTTCCCTAACTGGGGTTGGAGTGGTACTATTACTGCTAGTGCTAATTTACCACAAATACCAAGAGCAAGCGGAGTCGCTTGTAGTAGTCCTTATATAGGTGATAATGCAGTAATTAGTATTGACAAAAAAGCATCATCATTTACAAGCAGAGTTACTTACAAGATTAAAAATTTGGTGGGAAATATTGAAGATAAAACTAGTGAAACTACGATACAGTTTAAAACTAGTGAAATTGAAGATAAAATATACGCATTAATTCCTGATGCTAAAGAAATAAAAGGTAATATTTTGTGTACAACCTACAATGGTGATACACAAATTGGTGATACACAAGCTACAGAATTCAATTTATATGCTAAAGAAAGTGTATGTAAGCCCGATGTAACTGCTACAGTTATTGATACAAATACAAATGTAACTACTATAACTGGTAATAACACTAAATTTGTTAAATATATATCTAAGCCAAAAGTAACAATCAGTGCTACTGCTAAAAAGAGTGCTACTATCAAAAATTATTCAATTAATTTGAATGATGGACAAGCTTCTAATTTGCAAGAAAATACTTTTGATACTATAGGTTCAAATAAAGTAAGTGTATCTGTAACTGATAGTAGAAATTATTCTAATTCAGCAGATGTAACTTTAGATATGATTGATTACATCAAGTTACACATAAATACTATTTCAATTACTAGACCAGAGGGAACTTCTAATGAAGCGGTATTAAATTGCAATGGTGCATACTACAATGGTTCATTTACAGATACTAAGGCTAATTCATTAAGCGGTAGTTTTAAATATAGAAAATCGGGAACTACTGATTGGACTGATGGTGGTAGTATAACTGCTACTATTACTGACAATACATTTAGGGTAAGTAATTTACTATTAGGTAGTTCATTTGCCTATGATGAAGAATATCAGTTTCAAATATCTTTTGAAGATGTGTTTGTAATTGCTACTGAAACGGTCACATTACCAAAAGGTCAAGAGGCAATGGCAATTGGTGAAGATGGTGTTGATGTATATGGAAAACTTAATCTGAATGATTATCCAGTGCTTTTCTTCACAGTAGAGGAAGATTGGCAAGAATAAGAAAAGGAGATGTAAAATGAAAAAAGTAAACTATGAGTTAATGAGG